GAATTTTCCATTAACATTCGTTTTGGAGTTAATGCAGAACTGTGAGAAGTTCATGGGCACTACGTCAATAGGACATTTTCATAAAGGAATGTCAATAGGACACTGATAGTGACAGAGCAGTGCGATGGCGGGGCACTGCACATCTCGCCGTATTTGACGACTTTGATCCCACGTCAAATAATTTGATCGGGCATTTTAATGATAATTATGTTAAGTAAAGGACAAAAGAAACGTATGCGCAAAGCGCTTAGACAATCAGGTCTACGTGGACCAGCAGTTAAAGCTTTCAAGGGTATGAAAATAGGACAAAACTTAGGTAAGGCCGTCGGTTCACTCGGCGGTGCACCAGGAGTTGCACTTGGAGCCACTGTAGGGAACATGGTAGACAAAGCAGTAAACAAAAAGCTTAAAGGTACTGGTGTTTATATGCAAGGAAGAGGTAGTTATTCAACTGCCTTAAATGCAGCAATGGCAGGTGGAAATGGTAAACAAAGACACCCAAATCTTTCCTCAACAAATAGGAATAGTGAAACTGGTGAAATTACCATCTCACGTCGTGAGTACATCTGCTCTGTTAATTCAACTGGATCAGAAGAATTTTCATGTACTTCCTATAATATAAACCCAGGACTCGTTTCGATTTTTAAATGGTTATCACAACTAGCAGCAAATTATACCGAGTACCACATGGTTCAATTGGTGTTTACATATGAATCGGTCATATCACCGATGTCAGTATCATCTGTTGGATCACTTGGAACAATTGTGTTAGCGTCCAATTATAATTCTGGTGCACCCAAATTCGACAAATTTGCACAAATGATCGAATATTCAGGTGCAGTAAGAAATGTCATCTCTAGCAACATAAAATGTGGCATTGAGTGTGACCCTCGTCAGAATTCAAACAACTCAGATCTTTATATTAGGTCTGGAGCTGTACCTGACAACCAAGATATCAAAACGTATGATCTTGCTAAATTTCAAATAGGCTTATTTGGTATTCCAACGGCATATACTAATGGAACACAATTAGGCTTATTATGGGCAGATTATCGTGTAATACTTAGAAAACCACGTTTATACACTACTCTTGGTAAGGCACTATCATTTGACACATTCTTCTCTACCACATCCGGCAGTCTTGCTGGTAATCCATTAGGCTCTGCTCCAATGAAATCAATCAATAATAGCATTGGAGGTGTCTGGCAGAGAGGAACGGACACTGTTAGTACTAACGACACCTATACCTTTCCTGACGACTTCGCAGGAACCGTACAAGTTACATATTATGTAAGCGGTACAGGTTTAGACGGTACTAGCAATGATATTGTCGGTTTCGGCAATGTCAAAACAACAACGGGTTTGATATATCAAACAACCTCTGGACCCGCTGACATCCAGCAGGTCATATCATCTAACAATACCGATGATGGATTTCGATGTTTTAATATTAATACTTTCGAAGTCAATGTTACGAACGTTGGAGGTTCTAATTATATAGAAATCCAATGGCGAACAGAAACTACAATTTCAAATGCTGTTTTCAGCATCATTCAAATCAACCCTTTTTCAGTTAATCCTGTTTCAAATGCAGTGCCATTTAACTCATAAAGATTTGTATTTTATTGTATTTATAATCATATTGTATATTATTGTTGTGTTGTTGTGTATCTAGTTAAGTTGTAATTAAGTAAATAGAAAAAATAAAAATAAATTGATTCGGACATGGGAACCGAATCTAGAGATATGTAAAGACTATACAAACAAACCGGCCCAATGGCCATTTAAGAACCCTGTGCAGGCACCCTATGCTATTATGTCTAATTTTTTGAAAACCGCGTCAAAAAGTATACACATTATATGGGAATCTTCCTATCTAGGGTTATATGATAGTGAAGAGGATATTCGTCGGGTGACTGACGGAGATGATGATGATGACGATGAGCTAGAAAGCGTACACGAATGGCTCGAGTACGAGGATGATGGATATGATTCAGGATATGAATCATATGATTCAGATGAATCAGACTTTGACCCTAAAGAAGATTGGTGGGCAGACAATCAAGACCAGGAAAGAAACACTGGTTATATCGCTGGGTTCAAAGATGAAAGGAAAAGGATGAGAAGGGAAAAAAGACAACAAATACGGACAGATAATGCTAAAAATAAAAATGCCAACAATTTAGCAGCACAAATAAAACAAGTAGACATTGGTATGAAAAATCCAAAATATAATTTCACTGACAAAGAATTATTATATTTAATTAAATTACCACAAGCACTTACTTTATATCATGCATCTGTCAGAAATTTTATAGCTGACGAAACAATTAACCCAAGATCAAAATTTTACAACGCTGCTTTTCTTCGAGGTTTTAACCTTAATAAAAGATTGCAACGTAAACTTTTGTTGTTTTTGTCTGATTATCTAGAAAACAAAGATAATAAAATTAGGCTATATCAACCCCGTCTCCATGGAATGGTACACTATACGAAAAGTGTTTCCGTTCCTAAAGAATTTGTTACACAAATTGCACGTAATATGAGAGCAGCTAGTCGACATTTGTTGACTGACATTGAACTTGAAAATTACAAGATAGCAAATCCTACACCAAATCTATCGAAAGTTAATCGTAAAGGAACTGTTACAATCAGACAATCTGAAGTCAGAAACATGATGGACAAGGGTAAAATGATATCCGCACAAGAATTTACTGCAAAAGGTAATTTCGTCATGTCCAAACGTGATAAAACGGCATGGAAGTCTGGTAAAACAGTCGAAAAACTTACTCAACCACAAGTTTATCATAATAAAGGTGCTGACAAATATAGAAAAGATGAATACCATAAACTACAAGCTTTAAAAAATAAAGATAAAAGATTTAGTAACATCAAGAAGTCAAGAACCAAACCATCTGCAAATCCCCACAAATTAGCATCGGAAAGAGAGTTTATGAGTGCTTTGCGTGCATCCGCACCAGTTATGGAGGAAGAAGTATCCCATCCTCCGGCAATCATAAAGGACGTATCAGATCATGTAAATGCATCTGATTTGAACGGAAACCAAGGGAGTGTAACTAATAGTGACGATTTAGAGAACTTGCGTTCTCTTGTATACGTTCTACCAAACACTATTACGCAAAATTTCAACATCGATGAAGTTGCACAAATCATAATGTATTGTTATCGCAAAGCATTATTTTTATTCCTTTTGTGTGAAGGAGTGTACTCACCAACCGGTGAAAACCGTTATCGTACGCGTTCTATACGTCGTGCTTATAATTTACAAGATATCTTATGTATCAAAAATTCCATTGAACATGATTCAGAATGTGCAATAACTGATGAGGAGTTTATTATTTTATATATGAGATATTTATTTAAAATTCGTGTTTATAATACTCAAAATATAAATCACGAACATGAAGATATTTTTCAAAAATTACACGATATTATTGAAAATTTTTCAGATTGGTTTATGGATATGTTTCCGGAGGATTTTAATTTATTATTTTTAACATCAACACATAATTTTTGTGTCGATGATGGGTTTAATGAGCGCTTAGAAAATTTACGTCAACAAAACTATGAAAGTTTTGCTGATGTGCGTCACGCTTATCAACTGCAAGTAGAATACATACAAGCTTCTATTGCAACTTCAACCCAAATAAATGGAAATAATGGATCATACACCGGTACAGACGACCACTGGAAGATAATTGTCATTGTATTGATTATTGCTTATATTACAATTTTAACAATATATTTAATAAATGATGACGAATTTATGGACGGTTTTAAAAAAGGTTGGAATGCTGAAATTGAAATCAACCAGCACACCTTGCAAAAATTTCAAATCAATGAATTGTTGGAGAATGAACAGTATGATCCTGTTCAAACTCTAAATTTTCACAAAGCTTAAACAGAAAACAATTTTCTGTAACTTTTGGCTGTCGCTTCCCGAAAGTTACTTCGCAATTAAATGGTAGTAATGGTAGTTTTACCGGTACAGATGATCTCGAGATCAATTGTAAATTTGTAAATATACTTGTAAAACTCCTCTTATCCATCATTTTTAATCCACTCATGTGCAATTTCTTAAATATTATTATATTTTTGATTTGTTATGCTTTAATATATTATAAAGCAAATGCTCAACAGAGAATTATTTTAAAAGAATTATTTTTCTTTTTGTTTCCAACTATTATAACTATTTCTTACTTCTTGTCAGTCAGATTCTATGCAGAGTTAATCTCTACGGATTTCTTGGTTTGTCCAGATGAACCACCATCAGGTTATGAGGCTTTTGTTAAAAGTGCTCTTAACGGGAATCAAGGTTCATGGACTAACTCAGACGATTTAGAGGAATGTAAATGTTCAGAAAATAGTAAAGGAGTAAAATCACATACGTACAATTGTATGTATTGTAGTACCCCTAATCAACCAGATGCATACTACGTTGATAGGATACAAAAGATAAACAAAGTACTGAAGGTACTCTCACAATGTACCGTAAGTGGTAATTCAGATGATCTTAATCATAAAGAAACTAAAACTAAACAACAGTTATCATCAACTAAAAAATCACTTTTTTATTACCAACGTAACAGTACTTCAAAATCTGGTACCCAAAAAGGTTGTACAAACTTAAAAAATAACTTAAATAAAATAACGAAAGCATATAACGAGGATCAAAATAACGATCACAGCTCTATTGATGAACCTGAAAAACAGCAGGAATATACCACTATCAAAACGAGAATTCATTCCATTCAACACGAGATGTTGATTGTGACCATGATTACATATTTCATTAAACTTTTTATACCCATTCATGTATACAATGCAGTTCAAGCATTCATATCAGACTTCTTTGTAAGAGAGGATCCAGAACGTGGTGTTTCAGGTCTTACTAAAATTGATTGGAGTCAAAATAGTGAGCTAAATGACTTTTTAGCATATCACTCTTACACCCATTTCAAGGATGTTGACACATCACCTGAGTTGCTTGAAAAATTGTATGAATATTGTGCAGGATGTAAGGCAAGTGAAAACTTGGTACAAAACTGTAAATTTAAAATTCAAAGAGAGTTTAAAAAGAATGAAAAATGTAATCTTTCTCGTAAAATAAAGCATCAAACCTGTGTATTATTTTATATCCAAACTTTACAAGAAGAATATAGTATTAGTTTAGTTACGTCAAATCGAACTAAATCTGTCCGTACTTTAAACGGATCGGCTCATGCATAGATGGTATCATATGTATGGGCTTATTTAAGATGATGCCATGTGAGTGCACTGTTCAGTTAAAAACAGTTGCGGGGTACCGTTATAGCGGCGTTAACGATGACGGTTCCCTAAGTTTTGAGCAAAAATTAAATCCCTATCAATATAAGCAGTACAGATCTTTCTTTGGACCGTATGTTGCTCATAAGGGTACAATTTATTGTGATAGTGATAATAACATTAATAAAGCCTTTACACGTTTAGGCTCTATTGCAGCATCAACACGTGACGAGGAAGACGTGTTGATTTTCAATCAAGAACAATTTTTTACGCAAAATAAATTGTTTTTAAGACGGTTAGATTTAATTAAACTTGAGTTTGAAAGAATTGTTTTGGATATGAATTGTTATGACGAGTTTTATAACTATATTCATGCCCCACATAAACTTCGGAAGCAACGCATACAAGCGTTTGAACGTTTGATTAGTGACGGTAGACTCTTACATAAAACATTTGTGGATGTTGTAATTGGTAAATTGAAACTGATTGAATGGGCAAAACCTGCCAAATATCCTCGGCTAATTAATGATTTCACTATAGTTGGATCATTATTGGGTGGTTTTGTCGCGAAACTTGTCAAACAAGCTATGTCGAATAAAATTTCTGAAGATAATTTTTCTACTCATTTTATTGCTTCACCACAGAAAGAAGCACTCCATGATGCGTTTCATTCACTACACTTTTTACAGAATGAACTAACGTTCGTTTATTATAGTGATGATGCATCCTTCTCAGATAAAAATGGGAAATGGAACATGGATATTAAATCTTGCGATAGATCTAATCATAAACCAGTATTTGATGCGTTACAGTTCATTACTGGTAATAGTGAGTTTTCACATTACATGAAAAGGACAATTAAACAGTGTACCTTACCCATCAAAGTAAAACGAGATGGTGTTAAAGTAAGATTAAAACCTACTGAGCCCACATTATACTCTGGTTCAGTACTAACAACGATCATCAACAATCTTGCCAATTTGGCAATCGCTTGTTCAATTTTCTCAAACAATGATATTTCTGTAAAAGATGCTAGTATGAAGGCTGGCTATTTAGTCACTCTTGAAGAATGTAAAATTCCAGAGGACGTACAGTTTTTAAAACATTCATATTCACTTATTAATGGAAGTATCACACCATGGCTTAACTTAGGAGTTGTCATGAGATTTATAGGAAACTGTAAGTATGACCTTGGTCAACGAGGTTCAATAGAGAAAAGAGCAAAGGACTTCAATTACTCATTAATTGAAGCTATACAACATGGTGGTTCAAATGAAGTGGTAAAGGCTTACCGTCAGATTTTCTCTGGTGGTAAGTTGGTCAATATTGACGCACATAAACCATATTTTGATTTTTCAGGATGTGATATAGATACTAACTATATCATACGCAGATACAAATGCACTGAAAATCATGTGCAGGAATTCATTTCACTGATTAAGCAATCAGGTTTTGGAGACCAAATATCTTGCTATTTCACACGTGTTGTAATGTCTAAAGACTACGGTCTTTAGATGTTGTGTTGTTAGGGTCCTGATCTACCTGAAAGGACAGCAGCTATCTCATTTTACAGAAGCTGAACACAGTTAAAACATTTTATTACACACACTGTTTTGCGTGTTATTATCATACCAACTAAGGTTGACTGCTTGGCGG